TGGCGGCTAGGTCAAGAGGCAATGGTTCACCTGCTTGTAGAAGGCGAGCAGCTAGTGCTTGCTCTGCGGTAAGGTCTTTAATAATTAATCTCCATATACAAGAAACCCCTCGGAATTGAGGGGCTTGGTTTAGGTCTGGCTATGGTGCAACTTTAATATTTAATAATCGTCACATTGCAATACAATCAATATGGTAACTATTAGGCAAAAGAATAACGAGATGATAGTGATGCTGCCCTGTCCAGACTGCCTTTAACTGGAGGCAATGCGAAGTCATCCATATCTTCAGGCAAGAGTTGTTTGCGTAACTCCAGATATAATTCATGAACTACATCTGAAGTCTCATACATCTCAACCATCGCCTCACGAATGATTCCACCAAAGCGTCCAGTGTCAGCACAATGAGTCGCAAAGCTGTCATGTATTAACATAAAGGAATTAATGCCATCTTCTTTCGCTCTTGCCACACTTAGCTGGAGGTGCGCTGCATCCCAAGAATGAACCACGTTGGGAGCCATACCCTGACTAGACTTACGACTGCATATTTGGTCTGTTTCTTTGCTCATTGTCATGAAGACTAGTGTCCCATTAATTTTGGTTTTTACCCTATGTGAGTCAGTGTTGTAATAAGACTGAACCACAGGAAAACCCAAAGGAGTAGTCCATCTAACTGGCATCGTCTGCTTTGAACCATCAGGCATAGTGAACTTGGTTTTAGCCACCTTGTTAGCAGCAGACGTTAACCATTCCATAAGCATAGCTGGACGTTTAACTGTATCAACCACAGCGTCCCAAAGGTGACGAGAAACATAACTGGCTGCACGATAACCATCATCATAAGAGAATGGAAAATCCTGGCATGTCTTAGAACATTCACGCTTTTTTGGTCGCATTACATCTTCAATGAGTTGCTCACGGAATCCGTACTGTTTTGACCCATATGAATAGGTCATTACGCTTCGCTTTGCCTCCCCCCTAGTGAATCCAAATTTCAGCCATTCTAAAGCCAGTTCAGTATAGTTAGGTACTCTTACCCCCATGTTGTTTAAGACAGGCTCACCCCAGTGTTCAAAGGGCTGCTGAGAGTCTTCAATTAGCTTCTTAACGACCTTATCAGCTACTATCTGATAGACATCTTGAGGCACTTCATTAGGAATGATGTTGACACTCTTGGCAGTAGTCTTGCATTTCATTGCCATAGCTAAATGTTGAAGACCTGAGCAGCTACCATCCATTGATACAGGGATGTGAGATACAAATGAGTCACCTTGCTCTAGGAAACCCTTCCACTCCATAGCAGCAGCCATAAACAAGAAAGGCTTGTCTGCATCAACCCACTTTCGGTTGTCCCAAGGATTCTCCACACAGTCCATTATCCACTGCTCGTTTTCCATGACCCACTGAACACGCTCTTCAAAAGGTGCTTTGCTTATCTTTTCTTTGCTTATCGTTTCAAAGTCACCCACGTTGGCTAAGTGAATAGCTAACCACTTCCAACCATCCTCACCAAGTGCTTTACCCTTAGCAAACTGGAGTGTGGATTTCATTTCATCAGGCCCCATGCAGTTGTAAGAACTGACACTGTAAACACGTCCACGAAAGTCTAGCTGATAGCCAAAGAAGAACTCATCGTACTGACTAAATTCCTTGGCGGTATCAAGCATTGAAGTAAACGCAACCCGCTTAGAATCCATTACACGATTACCTACGTCTACTCTGTTCCGCTCCTGTGCGAAGGCTGCCTTTTCTTCTATCGTTGCCTCATTAAACGATTTCAAAGGCTCAGGCTTTGGTTCAGGCTCTGTTGCAGGTATTGAGCCACACCATTTGACCTGATTTTCATACATCTCATTCATGAGGTTAAGAATAGGCTTATTAACTGACCATGCTGTTTGCTGCATAGCGTTAACTGAGTACATCAGTAATTCTATGTCACAGTGCTTCAACTCATCGAAGTATGCCTTGCTATTAGTCTTAACAAATTTAACAGGGCGGTTATGACGGGTGTAGTAAACACCATTAGTAAGGTTGGACAAATTCCAATCACGTGGCTGGATTATAAGTGGCTTATACATAGGTGAAGTAAGGCCAGCTTTCTCACAACGCTTGGAAATCCAATCAAGGGTTTCTGGAGCAGCGATAAGACGCTTAACTGTATTCTTCTTACCTTTAGACTCCGTGACTATTTGCACTAGACCAACAGTTTCAATAAGTATGCTTAGAAGCTTTGAGCCTATTTGAAGGACAGCATTATTATCCCAATCTTGCCATGCTTGGACATTACCCTTTGAGGCTTCATCCACCATGCCTGAGATAAGAGCAAGTCGCCTAGCTTTACCTTGGCGTTTATTGTGAGCGTCAATTAAACGCTTACAAAGTTTCTTATCGTCTTCACGTAGTTGCTTGAGTCTGTATTCATCTTCAACTTGGTGTACAGCGTTTCTAAGGATGGACTGCAACATGACGTTCTTCTTGCTAATGCCATTGATGATGTACTTCATAAAAATGAAGGCCACTACCTGTGGGTCACCCCCTATTAGCTTATGCTGCGCTCTGCCCCCTCTACCTACCTTTACTGGTGACTCAAACCATGCAGTGACACCCTCCGTAAATCGCTCCAAACCTTGGACTAATAGAGTGTGTCCATATTCGGTATTGGATTCGGTATTCTTCAGCTTACTTTTAGTGTTGCTCTGTAACATTTTTTTAACTCCCTCATCTCTCATAGACATCTCCATGTCTAGCTGTAGGTTAAGAATATTTTCTTCTTTGTTGGTTGAATCATTGATGATGGCATCTTTAGTATTCTGCGACATTTGTCACTCCATTAAGTTTAATTTACAATGTTTGCAATGTTGCAATCCATAAGGCGTAGCTATCCCGTAAGCCAGATATGGCCTAACCCTCCTTCAATAGCATCTGCTAGAAAAAGAGTATCTAAGTCACGTCTCTCATAGCTCTACGGCTATGGTGCAACTTTAATATTTGATTGTGTTTGTCCTGCGCTTTGTATTTAATTTCCTATAGAAACCTCCTTACATGGTCAGTTAATTACTAACGATTACTACATTGAACGTAATTTTACCAAAGGCAACTCACGAATATCCACTATTAAATCACCAAAAAACTAGCCAGTTAGTCTTGACAAGGTGCTATGCCAGACACCCCGTGAGTCTCCGACTAGAAACCTATTTGTTCTTTTTTTGTAACCGATAGATATGCATCTGAATGAGAAAATATGGGATTGACAGCAAACCTAGAGAGGCTCTGGATATGCTAAATGACTAGCCTCCAGTTACCTGATAGCAGCAAGACATGTCGACTTCCCACTCAGCGTGAAAAGTTGATATTCCTATAAGGTACTTAAAAGAAACCTGCCCCTTGGCAAGAGGCACGTCTATTAACACAGAGGTTTCTTTAAGGGACTTAAAAGCATTTGTGTTAGCAAGAGCGCCCCCTATTGGCTTTGCTCACGAGCGCCCTCAATGGGCATAGAAGGGTGTCATTTGTTATGGTGCAACCTTTGGCCACAGCTTTGATTAGCTATAGTGCTACAGTTGGATTTCGGTGGGGTTGTGTATAATGGTACGCTAATTGAAAATCAGACATTATGTGTCCTGATTCTTTGCACGATTCTTTGCACAGTCCTGAAATGAAGGACAAGGGAAGGGTTAAATTTTAGGCAAAAAAAAGACCTGCTTTTCAGCAAGTCTTTGTTTAAGAGTGGCTTTTAGCCCTCATTTGAAACTCATTTGCATCACTGCAACACACTCTAAAATGGCGCGCCCGAGAGGATTCGAACCTTATTCGGTCGCTATCGTAGAGATGGTCACCCTGATGTCACTGGGTTTCCCGTGAGGTTAAGCATCTAGCCAACCCTTACTTCAGCAAAACTTTGCACGGCTTTTTGCTCGTTATTTGGAAACATTTGGAAGCTTAATGCTCCTTCCTCACGTTGTCCTGTCATTCCTGATAGAGCGTATATAGCCTTAAACTTAGCATCATCAGTTGCCTTAGCATACTGAGCAGTCTGGCTAATGTTTTTGTGTCCCATCAGTTCCTGTACTATTACAAGGTTCACCCCTAGCTCACATAGTCGGGTTGCGAATGTGTGTCTGATTCCGTACCAAACCTCATCTTCACCCCACCCCATTGTGGGTCGGACTACCTCTTGCCAGAACCTGTTGCAATGCCATTTGTAGTCTAGGCGGTGGAATAAGTATTCGTTCCGTTCTAGGCCACTAGCTCGCCTCCAGAGAACCTCAAGCGCATCACCAGTAATCGGTATAGTTCGCTTCTTGTTCGTCTTAGAGAAGGCTTTTGGCACTTCCAATATAGTGTTACCACTACTGTCCTGTCTTATCCAACTTCGCTGGATATTCCGTGCTTCCATCCACGGCCTCATACCTGTTGCGAATAGAACCTTGGTAAAGTCCTTCAACAACGTGTTGATGTCCGTATCGTGAAAGTGTATCAGGTCACATAGTTCAAGCAACTGATGCTCTTCATTATGTGTGTAATACCTGAGTCTAGCTTCGCCTTTTTCCTCCCACTTTATTTTAGGCATCTTCGTTATAACATTATGACGAAATGCTAACTTCAATATTGGTGAAACGAGTCCTAGCTTATTATTAATAGTGGAACCACTGTTGCCTTTAACAGACTTCAGAAATGTCACGTATTCATCTATATGCTTGGTCGTTACCTTGTCCACGCGAGTCAGCTTCAATTCGTCATAAACAAAGGATGAAAAACACTCCCAATACTGATTTATCTTCTTCCCATAATCCTTAGATACCTCATTCCACTGATGCTTCCATGCTTCATCGTATGCGTGTTGCAACGAATAAATGCTTGGCCCTGAGTTAGCCTTTTCTTGCTTCTCTGGGGTAAGCCCAAGGTGCATATCCGATTTGGCTCTTGCCAGAACACTCCTTGCTTTCACAATGTCATGTCCTTCAACAAAAGTATCAAACGGCACACCTTTTACAGTGACCTTTACTTGGTATCCAGAGGGCAACATATAGATGCCCCGTTCTACCTTCTTCCTAGCCATAAGTCCTCTCCTAAAGGCCCTACACTAGCCTAGCGAATACCTGAAATGGCTCCGCTATTGTTATGGCCAAGTGGTTGGCCTTACTTCAGTTATGACCGCATTTTAAACCCTGCGGTCTTTGGGTTTTTAATGAACCTGTGGCAGTGGGTTTTCTAAACTCA